GCACCAATTATTCAAGCCGCACGTTACGGTATTGCGCCAGCACAGGGCAGAATAGAAGCACGTAATGCCGCCAACTATGTCACACCAAGTCGAGGCGGCGAAGGTGCTTACTTTGATGCTTGTTTATGGTTGTTGGATCAAATGGGAATAGACTATGCAATTTAAGTTAGGTTTTGGCCCAATGAGCCTAATCATTAACAGAGCGCTGGCAGAGTATGCCAGTCTAAAACAACGTCCTTTAATGATTATTGCAAGCAGGAACCAAGTAGATGCTGACAGTGGTTATGTTATGCAGACACAGGCACTAGCAGATCAAATGGCGCCTCTGCGTAGTGACTATCTGATGTTGTGTAGAGATCATTGCGGCCCATACTTTTTAGACAGTGAACGAGAATTGTCGATTAAACAGGCAGTCAACGCTACTAAGAAAACAATACAGGCAGATATAGAAGCAGGATTTGACCTAATACACATCGATACCAGCAGATGTGAAGATCCTTATCCGGTAGCAGATGAACTGTTTAATTTTTGTTTAGAACTTAATCCCGATATTAAATTTGAATTTGGCACAGAAGAAAATGTTGGTGTAAGGGCTGGCGTTAAGAAATACAAAGACGATGTACGTTTTGCCAGTCAATATCCAAACATGGAATTTGTTGTAGCACAGACTGGCAGTTTAACAATGGAAGACAGACAGATAGGAAGTTTCGAACCAGGTTTGGTTAAACAGTTGGTTGCATTTGCTGAACAGAGTCGTGTAAAATTAAAAGAACACAATGCAGATTATCTTAATGCAGAACAGATTCAAATGCGTAAATATGCAGGCGTACACGCCTGCAACATTGCACCTCAGTTAGGTGTAATTCAAACTTCTTTAACATTACAGTTAGCAAAACAGTTTGCTGTTAACACGAACGAATTTGAAAGAACTGTTTTAGACAGCAATAAATGGCAAAAATGGATGATCAGCGACAACGAAGACACAAAAGTTTTGGTGGCAGGACATTATTGTTTTAACACCGAAAGTTATCAACGTCTTTTTGAACGAGTACAAAAACACTGCGATTTGGACAAAGAAATTACTCAAGCAATTAACAAATGCTTAGACACTTACTATGAGAATTTATTATGATTGTATGGTTTAACTGCAAAATTAGTGATATTAGATTAACTCCTCAGCCCAGATATCATTTACGCACAGATGATAGGCTAGATGTAGCCAAATACAGTTTGGCTAGTTTTAGGCCGTTGGATGAAGTTACTTCAAAATGGATTTTTAACTTTGAATTAGCAGATGGCTGTGCCGGCCGAGAAGAAGAATTTGGCGCATGGATTCGAGAAAACTTCCCAGAAGATAAAACTGTGATTAACTGGTATCGCTGTAATAACTATGAGCAATGGCAGGAGATTGCAGACTTGGTAAATGCAGAATCTGACAACTTAATTTTTCCTGCAGGCAATGAAGATCATATCTTTATGGACAGTGATATTGAGTTGTTCAAAGAAGGATTGGAATTAGTTGCTAACGATCCTGATCCAAATGCTGTGTTGTTTACAAGCCATTTTCCAGAAACCATGCGAGCCAGTTATTACTACAATCCCGAAGGAATAACAGACAACGGACATTACGCTTGGTACTCAATGGGTAATAACGATGCCCTACGTGTAATGAAAAAAGATTTCTTTAACTACTATGTAGAAGTCATGAAAAATCGTAATATGACTTTTTATAGAACAGAAGATTGGAATAGTGTAGGTTTACCGACAAATAAAATGTATTGTCCTACCAAAGAACAGTTTAGACACTATGACGGTTATGGGCATGTTCAAATTGGGGCAGATGTTTGTCCGCCATTGGAAATTCCTTCAGGATTTTTTGAAAAGTCAATGACTGTGAAATATGGTTATGACCAACGACAAGAAGGTTGTGTAAATATTAATCCAGATATGGAAAGTTTCTTTGCTGAAGATGGCGCCGGCACAGATTACAAATTTAGTTTAGAAGATATTCCGGCGTTTTGGCAAGGCCATATCAAAGAAGTGCAGACCAATCCAGACTGTGACCAAGACCAACTTATGGAAGCAAGGGACGCCCAATTACTTAAGATGAGTCGAATATACGCAAATTGGCATCATGTTGGAGTTGTGTTTGATGACTCCAACCAACCCAGAGTAGATAGAGTAAACTGCTGGACCAAAGCAGTTGATTTCACAGACGATTAACAGTATAATACAGTCAAGGAGAACACATGTCAGACTACACCCGTACATTTAACGCAGAAGCAAAAATCAAACTTACACAACTGATCAACGAAGGCATGACAGTCATGCAAGAAATCGAAGACCTTAATGCTGGTTTGAACGATACTATTAAAGCAATTGCAGACGAATTGGAAATCAAACCTGCCACACTTAAAAAAGCAGTTAAAATTGCACACAAATCCAAATTGGGCGAAACCAATCGCGACCACGACGAACTAAACACTATTTTGGAAACTGTGGGCAAAACACTTTGACCAAAGCATTCAGTGCTTGGTGGCAGGGCACACAACAGTTTATCGCAAAGGATTGGAGTAGCCATCCTTTTCGTTTCTGTTTAGAAATGACTGCTTGGGTAATCAGCATAGGCTGTGCCATAACTTACGCCTATACCGTGCCCAACATTCCATTTATACCTTTATACTGTGCATTTATTACCGGCTGTGTAATAGGTGCGTGGTGTGCATATACCAGAGGTAGTTTTGGACTTTTTGGAAATTATACACTATTAGCAATCATTGACATGACCGGGCTAATTAAGTTATTATTAATGAAATAATATGTCATACGTAGACGCATTATACGACAAACAACGTGATAGGATTCACGTGGTAGAACGTGTTAACGGAGAACGCCGTTATCAAGAGTTTGCAGCCGACTACACGTTTTACTATGACGACCCCAAAGGTAAGTATCGTACTATCTATGGTACACCTGTAAGCAAGTTTAGTACACGCAACGGCAAAGAGTTTCAGAAAGAAATGCGTATCCAAGGCGGCAAGCGTCTTTGGGAAAGCGACTTTAAACCAGTGTTTAGATGTTTGGCCACAAATTTTCTTGGCGCAGAACCTCCGAAACTACAGACAGCATTCTTCGATATTGAAGTAGACTTTGATCCCGAACGTGGATTCAGTAAACCCGAGGATCCATTCAATGCTATCACTGCTATCAGTGTATACTTGGATTGGATGGATAAGTTAGTTACATTGGCTATTCCACCTAAGAGTATGAGTTGGGAAACTGCGGAAGAAATCTGCAGTAAGCATTCAGATTGTTTTCTGTTTGACAGAGAAGAAGACTTACTAAACACATTCTTGGACTTAGTTGATGATGCTGACATCCTCAGTGGTTGGAACAGCGAAGGCTTTGACATTCCTTACACTGTGGGACGTATCACTCGTGTGCTCAGTAAAGATGACACACGTAGACTTTGCTTGTGGGGACAGTTTCCCAAACAACGTGAATTTGAACGTTTTGGTGCTAGTAACATTACATTTGACCTAATCGGCCGTGTGCATATGGACTATATGCAACTGTATCGCAAGTATACCTATGAGGAGCGCCACAGTTATAGTTTGGATGCCATTGGCGAATACGAACTAGAAGAACGTAAGACTGCCTACGAAGGCACACTGGATCAGTTGTACAACAAAGACTTTGACACATTTATTGAATACAACAGACAGGATACTCGACTGTTAGCAAAACTGGACAAGAAACTCCGCTTTCTAGACTTGGCTAACACCATTGCACATGACAACACAGTATTGTTGCAGACCACAATGGGCGCAGTAGCAACCACGGAGCAGGCAATTATCAATGAAGCACACAGCCAAGGACTGGTCGTACCTAACAGAAAGAACAGGGATGAGGGGGAAGAAACAACAGCGGCAGGTGCCTATGTTGCTTATCCCAAAACAGGCATCCACGAATACATCGGAGCCATTGACATCAACTCGCTCTATCCCTCGGCTATTAGAGCGCTCAACATGGGACCAGAAACCATCGTCGGACAAATCCGACCCATAATGACTAAAAAGTTTATTCAAGACAAGATGAACGCAGGCACAAGTTTTGCTGGTGCTTGGGAAGGTCTGTTTGGTAGTCTTGAATATGAAGCAGTCATGAAAGGCGATCCCACAGTTGAACTGACAATTGATTGGGAACAGGATGGCACCAGCGATGTTGTCAGTGCCGCAGACGTTTGGCGTTTAATCTTTGACAGCAAC